AACCTAAGATTAACTATACAAAAGAAGATGTAGATTTAAATCATGGCCATGCACAAGGATTGGCAGATAAATTAAAATTAGCTTTAGAATATTTACCTGCATTAGGAATTAAAAATATACTGCAAGGCGATTTTATGTTTGATAAAAGTATTTTAAAATCTACAAATATTGATGGTAAAAAACATTATTCATTTAGACCTAATACAATAACATATGCAGTGGATGCGGATTCTGAATTAGGAAATCAAGTAAGGTCTGCAAAATTAGGTATCGTATTTCATACAACATATCGGTCATTAGATGGTGGCGCATCATTTGGCGCAGATGTGAGTGGATTAAGACGTAATCCTAATGTATGGTTTGATGACGCATTTTTTAAAGATACTACTGGTATAGTAACATTGACAGCATCTGAAGCAAAAGATGTTGCGTCGATGATTAAAAAGGCCGATTCAATAAAAATAAATTATGATAATCTTCCAAGTTCGTTATTAAACATATACCTTAACCAAGAAATAAAAACTGGACAATTTGTTGATAATGCGGCTATATCATATAAAGCATTTCAGAAATGGTTCGAGTTACGTACTGATAAAAAGATTGCAAAATTAAAATCAGATCGTGGAATAGAAAAAGCAACTGCGGCTAAGCAAGAACAAATGGCAATGTTAGAACAAAGAAAGCAAGATATTTTAAATATATTTATTGTATCAAAATTATTAGCAGACGCAAAATTAATATTTGTTAAAAAATATAATAATGCCGTTTATAATACAAAACATTTTGTAGATGATGGACAAGGTGGATTAAGAGTAACTGCCCCAGAGGGATATGTAGCAGTCGATCGAATTGGTCAGGGAGTTAAATTTGTTGACCGAGTAGAATTTAGTAGAGCTAATTTTGCAATGGATAAAGGTTTTACTAAGTAATAACTGTATATTTATATAAAATGTAATAAAGGACATCATGAAGGAATCTAAATTAAGAGAAACTATACGAACAGAGATTCGTAAATCTCTCAAAGAAGTTGACGTTGTTAAAGGTGTAGAAACAGGTACCGATCGATTAGATAAACAACCTGGCGTTAAAATGCTCAAAAAGGCATTAGGACAAGGATCACCAAAACAACAAGCAGCTGGATTAATTAAAGTAATTAATGCAATATCGGGTGGAAGCTCTGCAGTAAAAATGCATTTAATATCAATGTTAAAACCAAAAGATGCATTAGGTTCAGAAGAGCCATCAATGGGCGAGGCAGCTACTCCAAGTCGAGTTGATTTAAGAATGGGGCAATTTAAAGATGAATTTGCAAAGAAAATGCAAGGGAAAAGTGCTGTACAGCAAATGGATCTTGTTACTGGGCTAGTTAAAGATTTAGATTTAAAAGGTAATGAACAATTGTTTATACAAAAATTAAGAAAAGCATTAAAAAAATAATATGTCTAGCAAGTTACAAAATATAAAAGCTGTAAACGAATTACTAGCTGGGAATCATAAATCTCAAACTAGGAAATCAATTTACACAGGTTCTACAAAAACACAAACCCCAGAAAATGAAATTATAGAACAATTTGATGATGGTAGTCCAAAAATTTGGATTGAAACATCATCAAATGGTAAAAGGACTCGTGTTACTCAACATGATGGATTCAAATCACGACAACCAGAAAATTCTATATTAAAAGATGTACATCAAATTACAACAGTTCCAGAAAAATGTCCTAAATGTAATTGTAAAATGCGTGGTAAAGAAAAGCGATTAAATTTTAAATTTTGGTTTAAACGTAAAATGTGTTTTAGTTGTGTATTATCTCATGAAGATTTAATTAAATCACAAGGAGATGATGCATGGAAAGAGTATCAAAAAAATATCATGGCAGCTAACGCAGAATCATGGTTTTCAGATACTGATAAAGAAGTTGATATATTAAAAACTCAAACTAAAGAAACGTATTACCAAAACGCAGACGGGAAATTTGGCGAAATGGATATATCAAGTTTTATTAATAAAATAGATGAAGATTATAATAAATTAAAAGAGACAATTAGAAATCAATTTGCGGAGAATGATAATGGCAAAGAATAGATCGTTAAATAAAATTGGAAAAGAATTTGACAAATTAGTTGTAGATATGAAAAAAATGGGTGCTGAGTATGCAAAAGCCGATGGTTCAAAAAAGCAACAAATGGTTTCTAAATTAAAACAGATGACTAAAAAGAAAAAAGAATTACAATCAGAAATGGAATCAGCAGTAAGTGCTGCCGATAAAGATGTAGAACTACAAGTTGATGAAGTTGCAAATTTAATTCGTTCTGAAGTTACAAAAATAATAAAAGAACAATATGGGTATATTAAATAAAATATTTTCTGGTGGAGCAAAAGAATTGGTAGAAGGTGTTGGTGGAGTATTAGATAACCTAACTACTACTAAAGCAGAAAAATTAGAAGCCAAAAGAAAAATGCAAGAACTTATTGCAAACCATGAAGCTAAAATGGAAGCTAATATTACCGATAGATGGAAAGCAGATATGAATTCTGATTCCTGGTTATCTAAAAATGTTAGACCTTTAGTATTAGTATTTTTAGTAGTATCGACTGTCCTTATGATTTTTATAGATGCTGGAACTATAGCTTTTGAAGTAGAACAAAAATGGACTGACCTACTTCAATTAGTACTTATAACTGTCATAGGTGCCTACTTTGGCGGCCGTACCATGGAAAAAAGAGTTAAGAAATAATTTGTGATATTGCAAATAATTTATTATATTTAAAGTAATGGCAGTGAAGAAATCTCTTAAAGAAATTATTGGCGACGAATACAAGCGGTGTTCGCAAGACCCCATACATTTTATGCGAAAGTATTGTATAATACAACATCCTACGCGTGGTAAAATGCTATTCAATTTATATCCCTTCCAAGAAAAATCATTAGAGCAATTAAAGGATAATAGATATAATATTATTTTAAAGTCTAGGCAGTTAGGTATATCAACATTAACTGCAGGATATGCATTATGGAAAATGATTTTCCGATCAGATTTTAATGTTCTAGTAATTGCAACCAAGCAAGATGTTGCAAAAAATCTTGTAACTAAAGTGCGTGTAATGAATGAAAATTTACCTAATTGGTTAAAAGGTAAAACGTTAGAAGATAATAAATTATCATTGCGATATGCAAACGGATCTCAAATTAAAGCAATTTCATCGAAAGGTGATGCTGGTAGATCTGAGGCATTATCATTATTGATATTTGATGAAGCTGCCTTTATCGATCGTATTGATGAAATATGGACTGCAGCTCAACAAACTTTGGCAACTGGTGGTGATTGTATAGCATTATCAACTCCTAATGGCGTTGGTAATTGGTTTCATCGGCAATGGGTTAATGCAGAAGCCGGCGGAGAATTTAATACAATAAAATTACATTGGACAGTACATCCAGACCGAAACGATGAATGGAGAGCAAAACAGACTCAATTATTAGGAGAAAAAGGCGCGGCTCAAGAATGTGATTGTGATTTTATATCATCTGGTCATACTGTTGTTGATGGTGAAATATTACAATGGTATGCCGATACTCATGTTAAAGATCCTTTAGAAAAACGAGGATTTGATTCAAATTTCTGGATATGGGAATATGCAGATTACAGCAAAAAATATATGGTTGTAGCTGATGTAGCGCGTGGAGATTCAACAGATTACTCTGCATTTCATATATTTGATATAGAATCATGCCATCAAGTTGCAGAATATAAAGGAAAGATTGGTACAACTGAATATGGTAATATGTTAATTTCAATTGCTACTGAATATAATAATGCATTACTAGTAATTGAAAATGCAAATATTGGTTGGGCAACAATACAAGTTGCTTTAGATAAAGGATATTCAAATTTATATTATTCATACAAACAAGATGGGTATGTAGATGAAGATGTACAGTTACGTAAAGGATATGATTTAAAAGATAAATCAAAAACAGTTCCAGGATTTTCAATGACATCTAGGACTCGTCCATTAGTAATATCAAAACTAGAAACGTATTTTAGAGATAAAACTCCAATAGTACATTCTAAGCGTTTAATTGACGAACTATTTACATTTGTTTGGTTAGGTCATCGAGCAGAAGCATCGCGTGGTTATAATGATGATTTAGTAATATCATTTTCGACAGGGTTATGGATGAGAGATACAGCATTAAGGTTACAACAACAGGGAATAGATTTAAATAGAAAGGCATTAGGCCATTTTGGAAAATCTCAAGGGGTGTATTCATCAACACAACAAATTCCTAAAGAATGGCAATGGCAATCGGGAGATGATGAAAATTCTGATTTAAAGTGGCTACTCTAATATTTATTTATATAGGTAAAATATGACAGATACTTCATTAAGAGCACGACTAAGTAGATTATTTGCAACCAATGTGGTTGTGCGTAGAATTTCAAAAAATAGACTAAAAGCAGTTGATACGAACCGATTACAATCAACTGGTAATTTAGCTAACAAGCGATATGTTGATAGATTTTCTGGAGTACATCGCGGGCAACCAGGATATGGCACGTATAATCAAAATCAATCATTTCATACATCAAAGATAGAATTATTTACAGATTATGAAGGCATGGACATGGATCCAATATTATCTTCTGCATTGGATATATATGCTGATGAATCAACGGTTAAAGATGCAGATGGTGATACATTAACAATTACATCACCTAATGATGAAATTCGAAAAATTTTACGTAATTTATTTTATGATATATTAAATATAGATTATAATTTATGGCCATGGATACGTAACGCATGTAAATATGGAGATTTTTATTTACATTTAGATATTGAAGAAGAGGTTGGTATTGTAAATGTAATGCCTATGTCAGCATATGAAATTATACGAGAAGAAGGATTTGATGAAGCAAACCCATACGCGTATAAATTTAAATTACAAAATACTCATGGTGGTGGTTCAAATCATTTTCAGCAAGGTCAGAACGGAGCATTTCAAGAATTTCAGCCATTTGAAATGGCACATTTTAGATTATTATCTGATACTAATTTCTTACCATATGGTAAATCAATGATCGAGCCAGCTCGTAAAATATTTAAACAATTAACTTTGATGGAAGATGCTATGTTAATTCATCGTATAATGCGAGCACCAGAACGTAGGATATTTAAAATTGATGTAGGTAATATACCACCTGCAGAAGTCGATAATCACATTCAAGG